CACCAATACCTGAAGCTAATAACGCACCTTTAATCCCTTTGAAAGTATCACTAATAACCGCACCCAATTGTTTGAACGAATCCTTAGCTTCCATTAATCCTTGCAACCCTTGAGAAAGTGCCATTGCGGATTGTACTTTCAGAATCATTTTTTCAACGTCTTGACTTTCTACTCCGATTAATCCTAGAGTACCTTGAAAAGCTGAAAATCCATCCATTGCACCGCCAATGGAACGAGTTAAAGAATTGAACTTAGCATCAGGATTAAAGGAATCCGTTAAATCTTTAGCATCGGAAATCGCATCTTTTAACTCCGAAGCTCTTTTAGCTGCCTTAACCGCTTCGGCTGAAGTTGCGCCAAACTTTTCAGCTAATTGGTTAACCTCGTTTTGTGCTTCCCTTAATTGCGCTTTTAAGGATTTCGTTTGCTGTTCTACTTGGTCGAAACCTGTTGTTTCTAGTTCTAATTGGACTACTTTCTTTTCCATGATAATTGCCTTTTAATCTTTTTGATTGAATCCTTTGTGCTTTTAGGAATTTCATTTATCCCTTTTGCAATGTCTATATTTTCACTACAACCGTAAAACTCCGATTGTCTTAATAAGTCAATAATATTTTTTATCATGGTTCGTAAATTATTAAAGTTGCATCTTGTTTTGTGCCGTTTGTTAATATTGATTCTATTGCTATTTCAATAATACTTGCAGTCGATTTATCTGTACTAATCGTTACTATTCCTTGAGTGGTTAATTTTAAAGGATGCGCATAGTCGTTTCCATTAATAGTAATATCTCTATCAGTCCAACTTAAATTTACTTCTTTAACTCCGTTTGCAAATTGAATCGGTTGCTTAATTACTGGCTGTTTAATTACTGGCTTTGGTGCTTTGATATTGATAGGTCTAAAATCATTTAACAATACAAAATCCACTTCGGTATTTGATAAATTTGTAGCCATCGAATTAATAATATATCGCTTACCTCTGATAACTAATCTATCGTTTAATCTTAATCCTATAATAACCCACAATGGTAGTTTAGTCTTTACGTATGTAATCCTATTCTTTTGTTGAAATAAGTTATTTAAATACGTGAAATAATAAACCATGAAATTTGAGTTCGGCACTGTTGTATTCAGCAAACTAGAAATATCGTTCCCAAAGTTCAAAGAATAGTTAATGCCGTTATTTTTCAAGTCTTGCCCGAATGGTAAATAAGTTGTTTTTGTAACGTGTCCATCGCCTAAATGAAATTTAAAAGGACTGCATGTAACTTGATCGTATAAATATAAAATAGTCGGTTTTGGAATGTATGGTTTATAATCAGGAAATTTAGTTAAAGCATAACCTACCTGAATATTGGTTGTTTCAAACTGTTGAAATAAGATATTTTCAAAAGGTAGCTTAATTGTCAATTCATCTCCATCGTATGGAAAAACATAATCTAAACTTCCGTATTCCCTAGCGAAATTATCAGCGAAAACTCTATTCATAAATGATTCGCTTTTTTCGTGTTCAAAGGAAATTTTTTTATAAAGTTTTACTCGTTCAATGTCGATGGAATTAATATCTGTAAATTCTGTAATGTCGTAAATGTCCCCAAGTGCATACCAATTCTCAAGCGGTTCGGCTTTCCAGGTGTTTGTGCCAGTTCCATAAATAACCATGTTAAACTCTTTCAGCACCCCAGCCACAAAGTCGTAAACTTTCATGTTTGGCATGTTTGAGCTTAAATCTACATTTCCAGTTAATGAAGTTGTAAAAGAATAACCATACCAAGTGTTATCTGTTGTAATCCAAGTTCCTGAAAAGTCATCGTAACTAGATGAAGCACGTCTATAAGCAACATCTAAATCTATATTCATAGAAATATCCGCATAAACTTTAAAGGTTACATATTGAACAAAACCTAATATTTGAGTTGGCTGTAGTGAAACAACATTATTAAAAGTTGTGTTTCCTTGTCCTTGTAAAGTTGTGCTTAAAGTTCCATTTATAAATACTAAAACATAAAAAGGCAAAGTAGTTACGGTTGGCGTTACTATAACATCGATTGAGTTTTCAATTATAACGTCTGTGTTATCTATTGAAACCATCTTTACATCTGAAATACCAAAGAAACTAGGATTTGTATTAGTTTGAAAATCTATATTTTTTGTCGAAGTTCTAAAAGAAAATACATCTTTATTTTTTAGGTATAAATAAGCGTTGTAAAAGTTCTTTGTTTGTGCAAATAACGAATCTATCGTAATATCAAAATAAGTTTGTATCTGTTCAAATATTGAGCTTATACGCAAAGCTGGGAATAACTCCGTTGTGTTTATTGCACCTGAATTATGGTCGATGTTATTTGTATTGTCTGGTCCGTTATAATCCCAAACTCTACTTGAAGTAATCAAAGGATAACGTACATCGTACGCGGTGTTATCTACCGTCCTAGCAATTACGTTTGTTTGATTATAAACGTGTGTGTATGCCGTATAATCTAATTCAGAAAGTTTTACTTCGCCTAGAATATCTTTAAGCGAAACCAAATCGCCATAAAAACATATTTGATAATTCTGAACTTGACCGTTTATGATTGTCGCTTTCTCAAGCTGAATTTTACCAGTTTTAAAAGGTACTAAATCAATTTCAATACTTGCCTTTCTGCGAATGTTATAATTTAATTGAATGCCATTAAAATAGTCAACATCGTTGTTATAAAAGTGATTCATAATTTGATTATTATGTTCACTCGCTGGAATAGTAAAAGACTGCGTGAAATCCGTTTTTGTACTATCAATGCTGAAAACGTCTTGAATACTTGATTGAACTTTTATCTGTTCGTCTTCAAATAATTCAAGCCTTTGCCCCTCAATATAAATTTGCGACTTTCTCATTAAATAACTGAATTAATTGTGTCGTATGCGTATTTAAACTCCACTTGATAATTGATAAGATTAATGTTTAAGCTATCCTGAATATCCAAAGTTTTAGTTAAACAAATTGCTGGACTACCATTAACCAAAATTCTATTACTCAACATTAATTGCTTTAATACATCTGAATAACTAGCATCAACCCAACCGCTATTGGTTTTAATCCTATCGAATCCGTTACTGTTAAAAGTTTTCCTTTGCCCCTCTAAAATATCGTACTCTAACAAATCTGATTGTAATAAATTGTATTCAGTATTTGAAACTTCTAAACTTTGATAACTTGCTTTAAACATAAAAGTTCTTTGCCATGCTCCGTATTTATTTACAAAGTCGATTGTTATTGGATTATAGTAACACTCTTCTTGAGGTTTGAAAATGTATTGTACTAACCTACTTTCGGTTTCATCAAAGATTTCTAATACATTTCCCTCTGGAATATTCACATCAATAACGCAAGGAATGTCTTGAAAACCCGAATTTGTAAAAGTTCCAGTTGTTTCTGTTGAAGTAATTAAATTGGTATATTTATAACTCCAATCAACATCAGCCCACAATGTTAATTGCCCTACTTGCCTAAGTTGGTCTACAGCTGGATCATTAAAAATATTGAAAGGATAATAATAAGTTGTTTGGTCTAATAAAAAATAACCATTAAAAGGATTTTGTCCCTCCGAATAAAAACCGTAACCGTCAAGTCCTAAATAAGATTTTGTATCTAATAAAGTTCCATCAGCATACCTTTTTACTTTTACGTTGCACCATTGCGAATCAACCGTATCTATTGGATAAGTAGGATAAATGTTTTGTCTTATTGCATGGTCTATAAACTCACTTACATAAGGGGAAATATTGTACTGGCATAGAGAATTTGTGGGCGTTGGTACTGCCTTTGAAAGTACATAAGTAGGATAAGCTGGTGCGCTTCCTGTACCGTTCCAAATGTAAAGATAGATTTCAGTTTGTGAGCTTCCCGCTTCTTCTATCGAAACAATAAAAGGACTTCTTGCATTGATAATATTTGGTAACATTTTATTTTAAATCTTTTAGTGAAAAACTCATAAATTTATCTAAGTCCAAACCGTACTTTGTTATCAGTTGGTTTGGTAGTTTCTTGTAATATTTCTCAAATGGTTTTGTAAAAAACAAACTCGGTTTAATACCGTTGTAAAAAATCTTTTTAGCAATAGCGAATTTTAAACCTTGCCTTGAGATAAATTTTCCTTTCTCGTTTCTTGGTGCAATACCTTTTTTAACAATCCATTTATCTAGTACCCTTGTAGGCATCATTTTGTTTGTGTACTTATACGGCGTGTTGTATTTCTTTTTAGTTCCTGAAACCCCTTTATCCTGATACATTCCGTATTCTTCCATCATAAAGTCAAACTCAAAGGAATTTTTTGAAACCTTTACTTGGCCACGCAAAGATTTTGACAATTTACCAAACGTATCTTTACGCATAGTTTTAAGGTTGTTTCTGCTTTCCTTAATAACTGCGTTCTTGAACTTTTCTAGTTCTTTACGTACTTCAATTAACCTTTGACTTTCTTCCATTGTGCTTGTTCTACTTTTGCTTTGTTATCTTCAAAATCTAACTTTGTCAAACATTTAAGAAGTTGTAAGTTCGTAATTTCGTCAAATCGTCTAACGTCTCCTTGAGCAAGTTTATCGATTGAGATATACCATCCCCACTTACTGTTAAATTGTGTTTCAATGCTGAAGTCATCGTTTTGCTCTGTACCAGTTTGTCCAAATAAACTAGGGAATGCTTCAATAATTCGACTTCTAAATTCCAAAAAAAAACCTTTGCACCTAGTACAACATTCAATGGTGCGCTTTTCATTACCTCTGCGTAAGTATTTGAACCTTGATAGGCTTCTACTTCGTAATAATCTTTTTTAGTCTTTACAATCGGTCTAAACATTACTGCCATTGCTTTATGTAAATCCTTATTATCTTTTAAATTATTTTCTAAGTCGATGTATTCGCCAGTTGAAATAGTCTCCAAATTAGGAATAAAACCAAACTCCGTTTTACCTAGCGTAAAGCGATTGACAAATTTGTGCTTATCGGTATTAAATAGATTAACCATATGCGAAACAATATCCGCAACATCTGTAAACTTCATAAATTGTACATTCTGCATCGGTATGTTGCAAAACAAACTAACTATCTTTTGTGATAAAAATTCTTCATCCGTATTATTCTCAGTTGCTTTTAAAAACTCCTGATATTGTGCTAAAGAAATTTCACTTAAATCACTTGGTAAATTAATTTCAATCTTCATATTAAATAGACTTTTAATTTTAAATTCTGTATCCCTTAATAAACGTAAACCTTTGAACTAATACCACCGCTTAATTGATAGCTTACAGCGTATCTGCAACTGTCTAAACAATGATTATACATATCTATTGGCGTTTTACTTTTACGCTCTAACCAGCAGTAATTGTTTAACTCCTTTATTAATTCAATGCTTTCTGGGTCAATTATCAATTCGTAATCTTGCATCAAAGAAATACCATAAATTACTGAGTCTGGTCCTTTCACTGCTCCAACTATATTAAGTTTAGTTTGTAGTTCTGCTATTAAACGTGGTTCTGCGCTATCTGCTACAATTAAACTGTTACTTGCATAACTTGTATTCAGTTGTAAAATATCGCTCGTTGTAAGGTGTGTTTTATAGTAGTGTAATTTGCAGTAAATTTTCTTGTTTGCTTTGTCGATTGACGTTTCTATTAATGTAGTCGGGTCATTACTGAATCCAAAATCTTGACCGAATACCGAAGTACCTACATTCTCAAATTTACCTATACTCCAATTCGTGAATATTACTCCCTCTGCTTTGTCTAGCCAACCGCCTAAAATTTGATGTTGGTATTTAACCGGCTGCTTAATTTTCATTTGCTCTACCTCTTTTATAAAAGAATCTGGCAAGTGCTTGAGGTTATCTTGGTAGGTTGTATGTATGTAAGTAGTATCGTCAATCGTTCCGTTAAAACCCTCGTTTACGCCTTTGTCTTCAAAGAATTTTTTATAGATAAAATGTTCCTTAGTACTTGGATTTAAGATTAAGATAATGCGGTTTTGTTTCTTGTTGCTACGAATAGATAAATTTATTTTATCGAATGTGTTTTCATCTGTAAGCTCTTCCGCTTCGTCAACAATCCAGTCTGTAATCCCTTGCAAAGATTTTAAGTTTGCAGTTTGATCGCCTGAACTTGTTTTTATACCACGAAATAGAATCTCGCTACCTGAAAGTTTATTGTAAATTTCTGTTTTGTTAATTTGAAAGTCTTGTTCACGTTGCATCAACTCTATTTTTTCCTTAAACTCTGGAATGATTGATATGTGCGCACTAGTCATTGTGTGCCGTGTGAATAGAATTTTTGTGTTTGCTTCGTATGAAAGTAAAGATGCAAATGTATTTAAAGCAAATGATTTTGAACTACCACGACCACCAGTTACAATGTAGTACCTGGCAGTCGAATTAAATAATGGTTTGTACTTATCATTTAGAACTATCAAAACTGAAAATATCTTTTAACTCAAAGTTGTTAATTGTGTGCGTTGTATCAATTGTTTCTTTTGGTTTACCACAACCGTACTCAATTAGAATTTTTGCACTTGCTATTCTATCTCTTGCGTTGCTTTCTTTACTTGTCATTATTTCAACAATAGTTCTAAACGCATTTTCTATGTGTGGACTTGCTAAGTCAACTCCTTTGAGTTCATCTTTTAGGCTTGGTCTTCCAGCTTTTCCAGCAGTTGAATGCCCACCATTATTTGACCTCTTATCCATAATTAATATAAATTAATTAATTAAAGTGTTAATCTTTGTACTCGTTGTAAACTGTTTTAAGCTCATCAATTATTTTTACCCAGCATGAAGTACAATTAGTCGCCTCTTGTTTAGTATTGAATACTCGTTTGTAAATGCGTAACAATTCATTCTGTTCACTTGGTTTCAATGTTGTTACTGGCGTTTTAAAAAACTCGTGTAAATAGTTGTATTCGCTTTCCTCAATGCATAGCGGTTTTGCGTATGGAAACAAATTATTTAACTTTGCTTTTCGCTCCGTGCATCCGCAGTCCTCGCCTAAAATAAACTTTGCTACTTTAGCTATTCCCGTTGCTTCTAATACATTTTCAACTGTATCGCCTAATCCTTGTGCTTTTTTTCTTGGTCTTCCCATGATTATTTCATTTCGTTATTAACTCGTTCAACTATTCTGTTCTTGCAGTTGGTTAGTGTGGTGTGAATACTCCTTACACTTATACCAGTTGCTTTGTGTATTTTCCTTATTGACTTTTCGTGAATCGTATAAACTTCATAAAGTTTCTGATCGTAAAAATCCCAACTTTGAATTTCGCTATCAATTATTTTATTCAGTTCATTTTTTTCAATATCGAAGTTTAAATCATTGTCGCTAAAATTTTCTAGTACTTCAACATCTACTTTTAAAACTTTACTTCTACTTTTTTTTAAGTCGTAAAATATATTGTGAAGTATTGAATAGACGTAAGGCGTGTTTAATTTGTCGTTCTTGAACCAAACATCTTTGTCTTTATTTGCGTGTACCTTTAGATACATTTCCTGAACTATGTCTTCATGAAAATCTAGTTCGCCAAAAGACTTAACAATCCTAATCCAATCGTTGTGTTTTTCTGAAACTATCTTTAAAAGTTCACTCAAAGTCAAAAATATTTATTCAAATGTAACATTTATTTTTTACTCTGGCATCAAACCGCAGCATTTAGCAACTATTGCAAATAATACAACGATTGCAACGCCGTAAATCATTCGCTCAAAGTTTTTACCTAGAGGTTCGTGTCTATTAAATTTTCTATTTGCCATAAACCAATTCAATTAACTTGCGTAAATCCCTCACATCTCTTATTCCGTAACATTGAAAGTCAAAAAGTTTAATTACTGTTTCATCTGTAAAAAATTCAATAGTAATTTCATTCAATTCGTACCTTTCAAATCGCTCGTTAAATTCAAAGTCTAAACTTTCTAATTGTGCTGTGCTAATCATTGTACATCTCGATTAGATATTTTAAGCCAATAGTCATGACCCTGAAGTGTATCAATCCAATCAAAAGCAAATGAAATAAAAGCTCTAAAACTTTCTATTTCTGAATCCATGTAATCGTAAAAATCATCACAATTTGCTCTAAACTCCTTTTGCTCGTTCTCACTTAAAAAAGCAAACCAATAAATCCCTGTTTTCATAATTGATTACAATTTTCGTTAAACCAAATTTCCGCTTGTTCCTGATTTCTAAACCTTGTCATGTGCGTACCGGACTTAATATCTCGGATTACAAACCAACCTTCTATAAATCGGATTTCGTACTTTGGCTTTCTTGAATCTAAATAAATCAACCACGCAAAGAATAAGATTATAAAACAAATAAAAAATCCTAGTGCTTCATAGTTTGTGCTTTCCATAGTTAATCGTTTTTAGTTGAATGAATACCGTTTGACTTTCCTTTAAGTCTCGGTTCTAATTCTTGCAATGTCTTTGCAAACTTTTTTAACGCTGGAATGTGTTTTCTAGTTACCTTGACAGTTACATATTTCCCGTCAATTACTGCCCTACGTCCAGCGTTTCTCTCGTTGTTTTTAATCATAATTTTTCTATTTCTTGTTTAACTTCTATCCAATACTCAGTGGTTTCAAAATCATAATATTCTCCCTGAATATGTATTTTAGATTGTGTCGACACAATCAACTCGTTAACTGCAATTAAAGCACATTTTATAGCCGATTCTAAATTTGATGATAATTCAGAGCCATCAACATAACTAACCCAACTATAACCTTTAAATTTATCAAATAACTCCTGTGCTTTTTCTTTTGGACTCATAATCTTTTCCGTTTAAATATATGCAAATATAACACTATTATTTTAATAAACAACTATTTTATAAATATTCTTTAAATTTCTCTATCTCGCTGTCGATTGCAAACCTATTCAGCTTGTATTCATCGGCTGTCGGTATGTAACAACCTTGCATACTTGCAAACGTTCTAATCCACTCAATGAAATCTGTCATTTGCTTAGTGTCTAAATCTCGGGTGCGTTTTGTTTTAATGTTTTCCCCGTCGAAAGTATGCATAAATGGACATGAACGTTTTAATAGTTGTTTAGTGTCGTCTAAATTATTAGCTGTATGTATAGCAAACATCGGAATAATAGCATGCAAATACGCATTTTGTGTTACTGTTCTTTTTTCTAGCTTTCTAGTTAGATCAACAACAAATCCTTTTTCAGCTAAATAAATCGCTTGGGCTAAATACTTTTTCTTTTCAAGTTCGTTTGATGTGTCGTAAATCATAACTTCAAATATTTATCAATTATCTCAATCGCTTGGTCAAACTCCCACGCAAAGATTGAGTAATACCCTTTGTGTTTTAACTCCTCAATGCTTCGACTTTGATTTTCTAGGTGTTCACTTTTTAACAATGTACCGTCTTTCTTGTACGGACTTTTAATTTTCAACTCAATAAATAAACCATGCCAACCGCCTTTTGGCTCTAGTATTATCAAATCAGGACAATGAAAACCGCTCTTTTGAATTGACTTATTTCTGAGTTGCGCTTGCGGTGTCAATTTCATGTTTGCAATGGTGTCACTCAAAAACAAAATTTTGGGGTGCTGTAACTTTAACCATTTGCAAATTTGTTGCTGTAATCTAAATTCGTCGTGTTTCATAATTTTATTTTTTAAAGTCCACAATATCCGCTGTCGCAACTTGAAAAGTCGTTGTCATCAAATAAATTACCTTGTAAGTTAAATTTTAGAATGCTTGACATACTAGCATCACTTAAAAAAGTATTTCCCGTTTTCAATTCTTGACTTTGAAACCATTTAACCTTATCAATATCTTTACTAGCCATGTGTGAAATCATTAAAGGATTACGATTAACGCAAGCTACACAGTTATTTCGATATGCAAATCTAACGGGTTTATCGTTCCAATAGCTATAGATAATATCTTTTGTAATATTTTCATCTATCAAAGGGAAACTTGCTTTTCGATAAGGAACTAAACCCCATTTATTTTGTGTTTTTCTTTTCCCTACAATAGTTTTAAAATATTCAAAACCGTCTTTATCTGCCCTTGCAAGCATATTTTCTGCTCTTTCCTTTTCATTTGGTCTATATCCAATTCTCATTTCGCATGGTATAGAATTTTGGTCTTTAAGAAAATTAAATATAGGTTCTATTTTCATTTTTACCGTACAAAATCTGTTAGCCTTGTTTGGTAAATAATTACCCGCTTTTTTTATAACTTGCTCAAATGTATCTCCAGAAATCCAATCTATCTTTTTCCCTATAAATTGTTCAAGGTCTAAAATTGTGTAAATAATTTCATCCATTTCAGCTGTACCAATAAACTCTTTATCTATTTTGTCAGATACTATTTGGCGAGTCTTTTCATCTTTACCTTTCATCCAAAGACAATTTGTGTCTTCAACTCTTACAAGTGAAAATACATTTATGTCAGCTGGAAAATGTTTTGCTAAGTATGCAGATGTTTTACCACCGCTTATTGAGTTTACTGTTTTCATATCTCGTTGTTTATGTATAATTGTTTCAATATCTCTATTACTATGCTTTTCGCACGCTGGCAATCTTTACTTGTTCGTGGATTAATTTTCTTATCAATAATCGCTTGTACTATTTCCTTTTGTTTTATTACGCTAAAATGCGAATTTTGAGAAATAAAATGTCCACAGTCTACTTTCTGATTATCGAAAGTTAAAACCAAATCGCACAACTCCAAAAATGGTTTTTTATTTAGTTCTTCAAATGTCATAGATTCGTGAATAAATAAAAGTGATACAATAATTCCTTTGTCCAAAATACAGGAATATTTTGTGATTCGTCGATAAATAATCCAAAGTGTTCGTTTTTATGTCGCGCTACTATCTTAGAATTTTCCTCATCCAAATCATTTTCGGCTTGTTCTTTCAGCATTTCAGCGTTCTTCACGTCGAACTCATGGCGTTTACCTATCGCGCACTTTTCGTAAATAGTTAATTCTTGACCGTCTTTCCATTTTCTAACCGCATCTTGTAAAAATTGGTTTGCTTCATTCGCGAACTCCTGGACCTTTTTTTCTTCGGTATGCAATTCAAATGAAGCGCGCGAAACTTTTGATTTTTTCAGTAAGTAAGAATCTATAATCCTAAAAACTTCGCTTAGCTTGAAAAATTGGTTAATGTCAGTTTTATTATCAATGATTTCTTGAAAGATAAAATCTATTTCGCTTGTGCTAATCTTACCGCGTTTTTTTTGCGTTTGCGCGACGAACTCCGATACTGTGGTAATATCTATTTCTTTTGAGTAGAAAATCGTTCCTAGTCGCTTAATTGATAAACTAAGCGTAGGATTAACCATTTCTTTAGGTTGCTTTTCTATTTCTTGACCGTATGAAGTCAAAAATTTTAGTTCTTCATTACTAAAGTTGATTCGTAACGCGTTCAATTTCTTTTTCAAGTTTTCTATTTTCTGCATCTTGTATTTCTTTTTCTGTGAATAAATGTTTCAATATGTTTTGAACTCCTAGTTTCGTGTCGGCTTGTATTTCGATTCCAGTTGCTAACTTCATAATCACGTTTCCTATTTCCTTTGGTGTCGTATGTGGTCGCGCTTTCATTATTAACCGTTCCCAAAGTATAAATTGTTCATCTGTGTACGCGTATGCCGTTAGCGCGTTAAATGTTTTTATAGCTTTCCCTATTTCGCTAGTCGTCGAAGCAACTGAGGTCGTACGGCTCGCTTGTAACTCGTTTTTCTGATTTTCCATAATTTTGTGCTTTTGTTATTAATTGGTCGAATTTTTCTCTAAGTTTTTCTGTTGTTTGAATTTGTTGTTTCCAGAATAAATCTTTTTTCAGCAAGTCAAAGACTAATAGCATTTCGTCGCGCGTTCGGTTATCGTTAGTAGCTAGTAGCCGAATAGGTGTTACACATTTTTTGTATGTAGTTTTTTCAAGGTGCGCCCAACGTACTTGTAAATCAATCGCGTTCTGATGGAATAATTGATAAAAAGCATTCGCTACATTATAATAATCAATTTGTTCTTGTGGGACGTCTGAAATGATAATTTCTGACATAAGAGAATTCTCTATACTTTTCTTTGGTTTAGTATAGTTTACTTTACTTTGTGGGTTTCTGTTCTTTTTAGGTTTATCTTGTGGGGTTTCTGTACTACATAAACTAGGTAACTGCATACATAAACCATCGAAAGTGATACATTTATTAGTTCGCCTCGCATAAGCATCTTGAATACTATCAATTAATTTGTCTGACCATACTACGCGCTTATTCCATGCAATAGGATTAATTTCTTCAATCTTGCAAAGGTCATCTAAAATAGAAATAAGTTTGTCAGGGTCAACGCGACATTTTGCAGAAACGTATAAAATATCCGCTTCATTTTCTAAAAGTAAATAATGATTTTCAGTTGATGCGAGTATCTCCAGGATTTTAAACCAAGTCGCGTATCCATCGTTTCCGTATTTATGTTCAATAAAAAACATTTTCTTTCCATCACTTATGTAATGTGGGAAATAGTCTACGGTTTTTCTTTCGGGTCTTGCCATTTGTGCATGCATTTAAATTGAAAAAGCCTCGTTCAACTTTCGGGCATGCACTCCCTAATCATCAAACAAGGCTTTAAATAACTTCTTTTGGTCTTAACTGAATAAAATGTGCATCTATTATTCAAACCGTTTGACAAAGATACAAAATTATTTCTTAACTACGGCAAAATAACTTTCATTTCTTCCGCTACTTTGTCGAACTCGTTAACGCAGTCGATGTAGTTTTGACTTTGGTCTGGCATCTTAGCCGTTAAGTCGTATAACTCAATCTCATGCTTTCTAAGGAACTTTTGAACGTGTAGAATAAAGTCGTTGTACTCTTTCTTTTTGAGTTGTTTAAACTTGTTTCCCTCGCCAGTAACTTTGTCGAGCGTGTGAATAGCTGACTGTATTTGCATTGTAGCCATTACGATGTGTGCTAGATCGTCTTTTTGTGGTTGTGTCATATCAAAATAATGTTAACGTGCTGTTTTTTTCCTCGATGCAATCTTTGTGGTTTTTCGCATTTAGAGCAAAGTAACTTTCTTTCAATTCAATTGATATTGATTTACGATTCATCTTTAAAGCACAAAAACCCTCGCTACCAATACCGCCAAATGGACTAAATACTGTTTCGCCCTCATTTGAGTACAAGTGAATAATTCTTTCAATTGTATCTAATTGCAAAGGGCAAATATGCTTTTCGTCATTTCCATCACGCCCAGAACGATATTGCAAAGTTCTGGAATAGTCAATATCATACCAAACTGGGGATGCGTATTTTTGCCACAAATCAACTGGTAAATAATCTTTTTTACTTTGGTCGGTATCTTGGTGTGTAATTGGCGTTTCGTTATCGCCCTCGTTTCTAAAAAATAAAACGTAATCTGGAATACCTACTCTAGTCATTGAACTATCTTTTTTAATAGTTTTATGAAGTAATCCTAATGCTTTTGTTCTTTGCATTTCAGTTACTGGATTTTTCCATATTGTTGTTCTTGAATGGTAAACAAATCCATTTTCTTGAAACCAATCAATCAACATTCCAGAAAAGTCACGCAAACCAATATATCCCTCTTTTCCTTTTTGAATAGGTAAATCCATACAATGAATTGCACAAATACGCCCACTTTTCAAAACTCGTTTAAGTTCTGGAATAAGGAATTTAAAATGTTGCTCAAATTGAGTATAATCACTTACATTTCCCATATCTTCCTCTTTATCTGAATAGACATACAACTCAGCAAATGGAGGACTGAAAACGATTAAATCTGCTGAATTATCAGCAATGTTTTTACTTTCTTGAACGCAATCACCATTGATAATATGGTAATCGTTTGTTTTTACTTCTTTTTTCACAATATTAACTTTTGATTTTGCTGATTTATAATTTGCTTCACTTGAATAACGGCTCATTTCTTGAATCATTTCTAAGTGCCTTTGTTGTTTTTCCAGAATTGTTGCACGAACATTAATTTGACTTTCTGGAATTAAAATATGAACGGTTACTTTATTTTTTTGACCAAAACGATAGCAACGTCTAACGGCTTGATAAAATTGTTCAAACTTGAAATCATAAGACATAAATACCATTTCATTACAGTTTTGGTAATTCATACCGAATGAAGCGATTGAAGTCTTTGTAACAAGTACTTTGAATTCATTTCTTGCGAATCCATTAAGATGCTTTGCTTTGTATTCTGGACTATCAGAACCTTGTACATTAATAGCGTTTTCAAGTTCCTTTGAAACAATATCCGTTTCATTATTTTTCAATCCCCAAACAATTACTTGACCGTTTGAATTACTTACAATCTCTTTTGTTTTTTCGATTCTTAAATCAAATGACCTGCTTAAATCTTTATGTAAATCAGTAGCGCTTACTGCAACATCTCCAAATAAAGTATTTGTAAGGTTTTCAACTGGTATAATATGCTCAATATACTCTATTTCTGGGAGTGAATATCCATCATGATTAAAACCTAAAGTATTCGGATTATCGCAAGCCATTGACCAAGTACATACATATTTCCAAAATGGATCCTTTGCGTGCTTTCTCAATCTCCATTTACTTGTTTCGCCACCGTCATGAACAAAATACATTGCAAGCATTTCCAAATAAGACATTGCGCCTAAAAACTCCGAATGTTGACCAAGTTCCATATGGTCGTTTGGGGATGGTGTTGCAGTACAAGCAAGTTTGTAAGGAGTGTTTTTAAATGAATCAATTATCAAACTAGATAATTTACCATCACGACCTTTTAGAATTGAACTTTCATCGAGTACAACTCCAGAATAAATACTACAATCAACATTTTTTAGTTGGTCGTAATTTGTAATATCAAAACATTCATTTGAAATTCCAAACTTAATCGATTCTTCTTTTGTTTGTTCAACAACTGCCAATGGTGCAAGAATCAAAACTTTTTTATTCGTTTGCTTGAAAACTGCATCACTCCATGAAAGTTGCATTAAAGTTTTACCTAATCCACAATCAAAAAACAATGCAAATCGACCTTTACTTAATGCTGTTTTTACTGCGAATTTTTGAAAGTCAAATAGATTTTGATTTAATTCATTTTCATTAACATCAAAACCACTTTCAATAAATGATTTTTTCTTAGTGTCTAAGAAGTTTTTATAATCCATACTTTTTTCGTTTAAGTGTCTGCAAATTTAATGAAAACATTTTAATAAACTTGCATTTTTTATTATTTTTTTAACTCTGGCATTAAAACCATTTTAAAACCTACTTTTTGATTCCCTTGTTCCGCCCAAGTATTCATCACTTGAACGGGTTTTTGTCTCGATTCTATTATCCACATCCAATTGTCTTTGAAAAAATCGTTATGATCTACCAAATCTTTTTGCGACTTTTCCAAATTTCTGATACTTGAAATGTTGCACCTGAATACTACCATTAAATCCCGCTTGCTGTAACCTTGTTTTCGTAGGTGTGCGTACACTAATTTTTTTAAGGTAACTAAGTAGCTTAATCTGTACTTTTCGTGGTGTTGAGGGTTAAAATACTCAATAAATACATCTAAAGGCTCTTTCATTTTATCAAAGTGTAACTATTAGTAAAATGTTCAACTGACTTTCCGAACTCACTTTTGTGCTTCGTGGTGTCTTGCTCTAAAATATTATACCATACCATTTTGTCAACTATGTAAGTTATCTCTACGATTTGATGCCTTGTTACATTACTCCATTTCTGTCCTACTTTTACTTCTTCTACTATCATCTTAAAAAATATTTGATTATTTGTATTTTACTTAATTTTACAAAGGCAAATTTACCCTCTATTCTTTGCATTACTCCGCCAACTTTTAAGGCAAGTTTAACGTTGCATTTTCTGCAACAAATACATTTACCTTGACTGGACTTAATTTGGTACTTACTAGAATCCTTTTTGAATAAAAACAAAGGTTTCCTTTTATCGCATTTATAACAACGTTTCATTTAAAAATTCATTTTACTAGGGTAAATAGCGCACTCGATGCCGTTTACTAATTCTATTCGTGGCTCAATTACGTAATCTATTTTAAATGAATACTCTTTATTAGACTCAATCTCATTCGCTCGTTTGACTTTCTCTAGTATCTTATCAAAAATACTTTTAAGTTCTTTACAGTCGTTAAAATTAGCGTCTATGCTTATTATTTTAGGTTTCGCTTTCATTATTTACTTCTTAAGTATTAACAATGTTTGATTCTCTCCGTTTATTCCAACTGCGTGGATAATGTTTCCAATCTCTTTCATTTTGATAACTACTTGAAACATATCAAAACTAATAACTGGATTTTTTGCAGTTCCTTTTTTCGCTAAATAACGCTCTATTGTCGTTTCTTTAAGCCAAGAGGGGCTAAATCTAGTACCCTCTTGTTTTGACCTCGCTAATGCTTTGTAGCGGTTTAAAATAGTTTCTTGTTCCATGTTGCTAAAATTGCGTTTCCTATTGCTTGATCGTCCTCAGGTGATACGTAACCGATATTTCTATTTCTGTAATAAAGCCAAGCTCTTTTAAGGCTTCGTGGAAAATTACCTATTACTGAACTTGGTCCACATTTAAAATTTAACCAAGCCATTTTCATAACTTCTTTTTTTGAGATTTTCATAACTTAATCGTTTAAAATGTAATCGTAACTAATAACTGTGTTTAATTTACCATTGAAATAAACGTTTCTAATGTACATACCGATGGTATTCCACTCAATCATGCCTTTTGCACTGCATGAAGTGTACTTTTGAGATTCTCTACGGTTTGTCGCTTTTTCTGATGCTGTAATTTTAGCTTTAATTCTCATAACTTTTTCGTTTAAATATTAATGTGCGTTACAGTCGCACCCCTAAGATTATTAATCCATTTTTTGCAATAAAGGTAATATTTGCTTATTAGTTTTAAAACTATAAAACATACAATTTCGACCTCTAGCATCGTATTCATTTTTAGATACTACTCCAAGTTCGCATTTTGTTTTGTAAAACTTCATTAAACCATCAGTAATAAAAACTACATCTGTGTTTACTTCTAAGTTTGTTTGAGCTAAATTCATAATCTTTTCCGTTTTCGTTTCTACAAATGTACGAAAACATTTTAATTAAATACAACTTTTTTAAATTATTTTTGAAATAAAATGAAAAAATCCGTTAAACTCTAGGAATAACGGATTTTGAAATGTGTACTTATGCTTTATGCAGTGATACGCCATTGATTAATTTACACAAATTTTTGAAGTACTAAATGTTTTTTTCGTCTTTCTTCTAGTTTCGGACTTATAATATTGTGGTCAAAACCGAAAGAAAATATCTCTTTCCCTTTCAAATATGCTTTTAAATGTGCTTTATCAAACGCAGTAGGATTAATTGTGTTTCCTAAAAATCTGCGTGACTGTCTTGGTTTTTTCAAATGATTCATAACTTCTATTTTAATATGCGTTAAAGATGCGCACCCCCTTGTTTAATTTAAAATGGCATATCAGTTTCAGCAACTGCATTATCACTTGGCAAATCATTCTGAATAGACTTTTCAGCTACTTTAATAACGCCATCCGTCCAAATTACCCTACCGTTTGCGAAGTAGGTTTTCTTTGCGCCAGACTCTCGTTCCTCTTTTGTTTGGTTGTAGCACATTGAAACGTTGTTATCGTATTTCGTTTCGTTGTTTACGCTAATACTTACATTCAAGTATTTTCCGTCTTTAAGTTTTGATTTGTCAATCTTTGTTACATCAATCGACATTTGGATTATTGCACTCATATTTACTTTATTTTAATTTAATTCAAATTGAATATTAGTTTTTAATGATTCGATAAATTGCAACTTCAATTCAACTGCAATATCAATACGTTCTTTTATTTTATCGATTATAGCCTCGTCACGCTCGATTATTAGTTCGTGCCACATCTCAACCCCATTATAGATAATATAGTTGAAGAAATGGCATCTTTGCGAATTTGTGCAAAGCATTTGCATTTGCATCTGATTAATGTAAAGTCTATCTATTGCGGAAATTCCTTTTTCTACGATCTTAAAAAATTTATTTGGTCTTGGGCATTTGATTTCTAAAATGGCATCACTACCAATTAAACCGTCTGGACTTGCCCCAGCATGTTCCCCAAATGGGAAAAAACTAGCTGTTTCTGCTTTGATGAAATTAAATTGATTTACTTCATTAAACTTTGCCAGTGCTAAAGGTTCTAATTGAATTCCTCGTTGCATATCAAATGAAGTAAAACTTTCCTCTTCATTCCTACCGAATACAACCTCACAAGCATTCTGAAAGGCGTAATCTTCGCCAGTTAACCCTAATCCTTTAACTCCCATTAGTTCGTCAATACGGGACGCTGTAAAACGTCCCAATCTTTGATTAAACCATTCGTCTGTTCTTTGTTCAATTTCCTTTGACATACTCAATAAATTTTTGTTCAACTTCATTTGTTATTTGATAAACCTCTTTGATTTTCTCGATTGTTGCATTTGCGATTTTTGCCTTTTCAAAATTAGCTTCAGTAAAAAATGGTTTTTCTTTTACTTGAATTTTAGGCTGCACTGGAGAAATTCGTACACCCCCAACTAGGTCGCCTTTCATCTTTACTGAATAGTCAATGTACAATTCAACAGGAATGTTTACCCAGTCTTGAACGTATGGACTTTTCCCAACTGAAAAACCTTTTAAAATTTTTGAGTTTGTAGCATTTAAAACTAAAGGTTTAATACTTTCATTGAAATAAGCAATATTAAAATCGCCTTTTTTACCAGCAACAGAAACGTTTAATTCTTGCTTAACTTGTTTGATTGTGAATATCAAAGAAATATTATTTTCTCTAAAATCTTCTAAATCCGCAACGCCTAAATGGTCGCTTTTGTACACTTTTCTAAAGTGGTCTTTCTTGTTTTCCATAATTAATTAATTTTCGTTTGTGCAAATATACTAAATAAGTTTTAATTAAATGCAAGTTTATTTAAAGTTTTCTTTGTAGTAAGTTAAAGAATCAAATTTAGGTGCAGAATTTATGTGATATTGATATTCATATTCTTGACCTTCATCAAAGGCATCAATTATTTGTTGCTTTTCCATTTCTTTTGCTTGTTTAAATAAGTCTTTAATTGAGTTATCCATATCTCTTTTTAACAACTCTTGTCTTAGCCACTCAACTGCTGTTTGGTTTTTTATTTCTGCATTCATTGCTTTATAATCTCGTTCGTCCATCTTAATATTTATTTGATTCTAAAATAGCGATTGACCTTTTCAACTGCTTTACTTTTAATTCGTCTTCCTGAATTTCATCTGCAAAGCGTGGATTATCCGCTTCGATTTTTTCAGATAAACGGCGCTCAATTTCCTTAAGCGTGTCTTTCATTTTTAGTATTGGGAAATCGTCCATAACTCAAACAATTAACCAAAATAATAATACTGCTACATAAGCACCAAAAAATACTAGCGCGATTTTCTTTTCATTCATAATTTAAATTTTTAAAGTTTCAACAAATCTACAACCTACATTTTGATTAAATACTATAATTGTGTTGAACGGTAAATATCAATGATAAACGGTATAAACTAAAAAAGCACCCCTTTACGAAGTGCTTTAATGTACCTAAACGAAAACTAGTATGAAAAAACTTAAGACAAAGATAATTAAAATTCATTAAGAATAACCATCGACCAAATCTTTTGTGGTTCTAACAAATTTATAACTTTTAAATAGGTTGGTATGTCATTTAACACAATGCAACCCTCACTCCAACCGCCTATATTAGTCTTTACTATTTTACGGTTAATGTCATGGTCTGCTGGATGAAAATTAAACCCCCGAATATCTGTCTTAACCTCAGTTGTTGGATTGGTTTTTCCGTCTGCAGTGAAATCTCTTTGATATTCAAAACCTACTCTTTGAAGTCCCGCTTTAACTTTGCCTTTATGCTTACCAATTTGATACGCTCCGTAGTTCCAAACATTCGCACAAACAACGCCAGTACCTTTATTTCCCTTGTTTGTTGTACATGAAGTAACCAGGACAAATTTTGATCCACGAAATAAATATAATTTGTCATCGAATTTATCCGTTTCGTCTTCTTGACTTCGAACTGCTAAAATCCAATAAGTTCCAGGAATACCTTTGTACCCTCTTACAAGTTTGACTTTCTCTAGTAATTCAATATCAGTATAACTTCTAACGTTGCTCATTTAATCTAAATTTAAACCGTAACTATTTAAAACTTCTCTAATTTTCTCCCTTAATTTATCCGAAACTTCTATTTCTGTATTTGATGCTTTCTCATTGTGTTCTAAAATACTTGATTCATATTTTACAACGCCACGTAATTTTTGGTCTATGTTCCAAACTGCTAATTTCCACTTGTAACCATCAAGTGCCGTCCTAGCGTCGTCTTCCTCTTCACACGAATCGAATTCTAAAATTATTTTTGCCATTTTTTTTGATTAATATATTAGCTAAATTACTCAAATATTTCCTTTTTGACTAATATATTAGTCTAAATTGGAAACCCTTTACTATCTAAAAGTTTGTGCAATTTATCATTTTCACGTTTTACGCTTAGCATCAAAATACGTCCGCCTAAAGGCTTCGGAGGTGCGCCACGTTCAATGTGCCACCCTTTAGAACCGTCGCCGTATTCTTCCTTATACGTTCCTGTAATGCAATGGTGTATTTGTTTCAATCTAATTTCAGTTATACCAGCGTTTGTATAAAGAATTTCTCTAGAGTCGTTTCTGCAGCTGTTTTCGTGGATATGCCCCATACTAAACAAGTCGAACCCCTCGTAAGTTTCCAACGCCCTAGTTAGATTTATTGCGCCCTTTGTAACAATACCGCCACCGCCTGAGCCGTGAAAATATTTGTGTCTAAAAGTTGCTTTTACATTTGTTCGATGCGTAACCTCGTAAATAATCCAACCGCCGTATCCACCAACTTGAACGTTTCCGCCCGTAGTCATGTTTAACAAGTCAACAAACCTTTGCAAAATGTCCGTTTCTTGCCACTTTATTACACTCGTTTCATGGTTACCATACGAAATAACAGTTAAGATGCTTACATACGGTGTAAACCACTCTACAGCCGTTTCAATAATAGAATCTAAATATTTAAAATTATTATGCTCTGGCAAGATGTCCGATTTATTCGCTCGTTTATCTCCACGCCCTTGCATCAAACAAAATAAATCCCCAGTTATAACTACAAAAATATTATTTTTTAAGCAATAGTCTAAGTGCTTTTTAAGTAGCACCCTATCGCATTTTGGATTGTCCCAGTGCAAATCTGAAAGCAAAGCAATTTCATTATGTTCACCTGATAAAGATATCTTATGAACATTCTTACTAATTTTTTCTACCATGTTTGGATTGTTTAGTCTTTCTCGACTTTTTGACCGTTAAATACTGCTATGCCACCACTGACTGCCGTAACAACTGTTAAGATAGTTATTCCCAAAGGCGCTGTAACAACTCCAGCGCTTAAAATAGTACCAGCGATTACTCCAATAGCTGTGAAAATTCTGCCTATTCTTTTGTTCTTTTTTGGCGTTGGAGCTTCTAAGCGTTCCAATAAATCCATTTGTTCAACATTCTTCATCTTCACTGTTTTTAATTGTTATTGCTTGAGTTAATATTGCGTTTAAAGGTGCTTTATCTTCGCTGTGCTGACTTGTTTTAGGTTTACTAAGTTCACGGTAAATATCAATTTTTGATTCGTTACACGCTGCTAATTGTAGCTCTAGTTTATCAACTCTACTATTAGTCAAAAACAACCAAACAGAAACCACTCCTAGACCTCCGTACGTTTTGAATATTTTTACTACTTCAACCATTATCTGAAAATATTTGTTCTTAAACTACTATAAACAACCGTATCAGCTGAATTTGCTAATTCAATCGCCACAATTAAATATTGATTAACCCCGAAATTAATACTCAAAGTATTTAAGTTAGTCGATACGTTTTCATCGTCCCCAAAGTTTACAGTTGGCGAAAAAATCTCCTGACTTGATAAACTATTCTTAAAGCAAAGTGTCCTAGCTAATGTCGTTCCTATTAATGAAGTCAATAACCTTGTAGCTACCAAAGTTGCACCAGTTAATGAAATTGATGTATTAAAATATAGACGAATAGTTTTAACATTTGTATTGTTTGTGGTAGTCATTGAAGCAACAAACCTAAAAAAATCATTTGCCTGAAAAGTACCTGCAGGAATTAAATAATTTGCAACGATTGTGTTTGCAGTTGTGCCAGTGTGCGAAATACTAGCATTTTGCTTTATAGCCATTTGAGTTACTGGCAATATTGTAGGAATCGTTGGTTTGTTTAATATTTCAGAAACTCCACTTGTTGCGTTCCAATCAGAATTTACTTGAGCTGATGGAATACTTGGTTTGTTTGCTATTACAGTTGATCCAGTTGTTGCGTTCCAATCAGCATTTACAACTATTTGCCAAACTGCACTTGTTGCGGTGCTATCTGTACAAACATAAACATCTCCATTGTCTAAAACCCACCTAGAACCAACGTAAAAGCCCTCTGTACTATCGTTGTTCGCATCAGGAATAATATTAAATTTATGGTTTACTTCACGAATTAAAGTGCCGTTTCCGTCCATTACATACTGACTTCCAGCTTCCCATTTCAACTCATAACCAACGCCACAAATTTGAGCAATACCTTTTGAACCGCCAGTATTTGCGTCAATAGTTCCGTTGCGAAGTCTTGAACCATTATCTAACAAAATACCTGTATCAGTATTAGTAAATTGAATTTCTTGTGTTGTTGACCTTCCACCATTTGTTGTAACCTCGTCCAAAGTGGGCGTTGCTATGTTAATGTCTATTATTGCCATAGTATGTTAAATGTATTATCAGCTAAACTTGGTACTGTTTCGCTAGTTGTAACTCCGTTAATTATAAAATTATATGTTGTATCAGGTAGAATCCTTGTAGCACCACTTTCGACAAAGTCTGAATAAGTACCATCAGAATTTTCAATAAAAGCTGGTAAACAATTTCCACTTGGAATTAAATCCCCGCAAATAGTCATCTCGTTTGGAATCTCTACATCAAATGTCATCGTCCAACCAGCTAACTTGTTTTCAAATCTATCTGTAAACGGTTCGCAAGTAGGTTCTCCAATAACTTGTATTAATTCACTAAATAACTGACCGTTTGTCATCTCCTTAGATAACCTTAACAATACTTGTAATTGCGTATTTAATACGTCTTGTTCATTGTCATTTCCTACAAAGATATTCGTGGTCGTTTCTTTACTTTCGTCCACAATATCCATTGCGATAACAGAAATATTAAAAGAAACTGTTTGCGATCTTGGGACTGCTGAATTTATAATAATATGCGAAAGTGGAAATATAGTTTTCTTATTTAAATCCACGTCTTCAAGTCCGCCAGTTGTAACCGTATTTACAAAAGGCGAATTTATCAAAGCGTTTTTTAAATCAGTTGTTATATCGTAAAATTCAGTCATTTTTCTTTTGCTTATTTAAATAAATAATCAGCTTTTTTACGTTTTCCGCTTTTGGCTTGTACTGCTTTGGCTTTTTTACAGAATCCATCCTAAATAATTTGAGTTTGAATTTGGATAAACGTCTCCGTTTGAATTTGTATCGTATTCAGGAAATAAATTAGAATAGAAACTCATGTGCGAAATAAATCTATCAGTGTAATGTTGCGCCATTGAAACCGCTTTACTGGCTAAATAATCTACTTCGTTTTTTTCAACGTTTTGAGCATTCTCACTTGTATGTTTATAAACGCCTTTATTAGCTATCGTATAAGCTGAGAAAGGTAAATATTCAGCGAATGCCCAATGTATAAGCATCGGTTTAATATAGTTATCCAAAAGTTCCAAATAAGGAGTTGTAAGCGTATCATTTTCAATATCTGTTTGTATTCTTTTAAGTAATTGAGTACCTAAATAAGTTTCAATATGCGTATCTTGAGCGTACAAAGCATACTGAATAAATTTATCAGTATCAACGTTGCCGTTCATCGCTGTAAACTTTACTATGTCCGTGTGTTCTATAAGTAATATCTTTGCCATTATTTTACGTCGCTAGGTAAATTTTTATTTTTAGGGCTGAAACCTTTTAAAGGTAAATTGTTAGGATAAATAGAAACTTCATAAGGATTAGTAACTTTGTAACCTTTAATCTCTGCGCTTCTAGTTCCAATATCTTGATAACCTTTTTCCATTTTAGTAAGGTCTAACATCATTGTAACTCTAGACCATTTGTGATGACATCTTGCACCGCCTTTGAATCTAAAAATGTCGTATGTGTTTGCTCCGTTTTCTCCAAAACCAGGATTAACAGCTTTTGCACTCATTACATCAATATCTTCTTTTCTGAATAGTCTAGTACTTGCATTCATCATAGCTTTACAAAAATCTCTATCAGGAACTTTGTTTCCATTGTATCTATATCTAACTTTGAAATACTTTAAATCCCCTACTTTCTTGTCTTGTGTGCTTTTTAAATTAGGTTTTGGACTACCAGTACTAACTAGGTTAACTAACTTGCTTAAAAGCGTTCCTTTGTCGCTTAATTTTAATTCAGCATTTATAAGTTGTGAATTTAATTCTTCTTCTAGCTCTACGTCAACATCTCGTTCATCAACTATCTTCCAACCCTCTTCAAGTTCTTCTGCTTGGTTAATAATCTCTTCTAATTCCGTGTTTACCTTGCTTAATTCCGTTCCAGTTTCTTCTGCTACTTGCTCTGCAGTTTGTGCGTTTTCTAAGTCTGTAAACTCCAAAGGTTGTAAAGTTCTAAAATAAAGTTTCAAAGAAATTCCGTTAACGGCTAAAATCTGATCAAAAGCTTCAATCAATAAATCTTGCAAAGGTCGAATAACCATATTGTCGAACAAAACAACGCTACTTTTTAATTCGTCTGCATTACTTGAAAATCCGTTAGCCGAAGTAATACCGAAAATCAAAGGACTTGTAACATTGTGTCCTACCATTATTTTATTTCGGCATTCATCTGATAAATATTGATAGTGTTGCGGTGCATCGTTTAACGGCACATCGTCAATAGTTGTTTTTTGCTCTTGATTTCTGACAAATGAAACGATAACTTTTTTACCTTTTGCGCCAGTAACCTTACTTAAAATTTGTCTTGAAACATCGTCTTGTTGCTCTTCAGTGTAACTGCCAGTATTTATATTAATTACTTTCGTCCCTGAAAATCCGTTTTGTACTTCGTTAATTAAATAGTCGCTTATTTCCTCTTCTAGTTTTGTGTAAGGAATACAACCCTGATAATCACAATAAGAAAAATACTTCATACCAACGGCATACGGCTTTATGTAAAGTATTTCAATATCTTCTTTTGAAGTACCGAATGCTGGAATTAATTTAGGGGGAAAATTTTTAACATCGTCCCAGTTGTCCGAATAGAAATAACCGTTTATGTTTCCGTCTTTATCGCATTTTTGCGGTGCTAATAATTGGACTGGAATATGAAAAGATTTTAAAACTTTACCTTTACTTTTTGAAATCTGAATAGCACATTGTCCGAAAATTTTTAAATCTGTTACGATTTTTTTAATTTCGTTAGGGCTAAATACACTCATCATTTGTGCGTATTCATTTGGCTTTCTTGAAGCGTCTAAGGCACTTAAACCACGTCCGTAAATCAATCTAGTAATATTGTTAATTACAGCGTTATTTGTTGTGCTATTTTTATATCTATCAATTAGAAATTGAAAGTAACTGTTATTTTCTCCAAAAGTTACCCAATCATTTTTTTTATCCTCTGTAATCTTTGGAGCTTCGTAACTTGCAAGTTCAATTACTCTAATATTTTTATTTATTTCACTCATATAACTATGAAATTATTTGCGGATTGTCTTTGTATGTATTCGTTATCATTTACGCTGAAATCTGAAACCGTTTGATTAGTACAAAACATTTTATCATAAAAAACTACAGCACCCTCGTTTAGTAATTTAATCGTATAAGTGAAATTTTCCCTTAATTCAAAAATAGCTGAAACGTTAATATAATAACCTCCAGGTGTAGTGGTAAACTCTGTAATATCTACAGACGTATTTTCAGCTTCACTAAATACTCTAATTGTATCAAAAACGCTATTTCTAGGGGCGCATTGAAAAGTTTGATTAAATAATGATTCTTGTAAAACTATCATATCTTATAGACTTTTAAAACTTAATTTTGTTTCAAAAAAAAAGCGTACCTTAATAGATACGCTTCAATTCATTATTAGAAATTCTTAATCTGTTACAATAGTTGCACCGTCAAAGATAGTAGCAGCTAATGTAGTTTCATCTGTACAATCAATAAAGTTAGCTAAATTCTTTTCAGTACCTACAAATGTCAAAGTGTAACCTTGAGCATCTGCCATTGCTGTACCACTTGCTACGTTTGCAGTTGTTAGCTCCATACCGTATTCCATACCAGCAAAGAAAAACTTATTAGTTCTAGTTTTAACCACAACTTGAGGTCTACCATAAGCTAACATTTTAACTTGTTTGTGTGTAGTCGAATCTTGGTTTTTAAGCATCACTGACAAAGTTTGCTCTACAAATGTAGTTCCAGCGTCACGGCTTGAATTTACAACTTGATCAAAAGTGTTTGTTCCTTTCAATTCAAATTTATAAAGGTTTGTAACACCAGTAACCTCTGTAATAATGTCATCAGCATCAATAGTAATATTACTCATCGGTGCTTGACCGAAGTTCACAAAGTAAATGGCATCTAATCCACCTACGTTATCTTTACAAGGCTCTAAACGTCCTAATGTTAAATCGCATGGCATAATTTTATTTTTTTAAAAGTTATTTTAAACAAAAAAGGGAAGGCACTTTACCTCCCCTTTTATTCAGTTATTTAATTCTTAGTTAGCTGAATTTGTAATACCGTATGTTACTACTTCTTCTGCGAAACCATAGTTAGCGCAACCAGTCATTCTCATAACGATTCTTACATTCTCATCTCCTAGAGTTTCAGAAGTATCAATCAATTTAACTGTATTCATATCAGAAATTAATCCAGTACCAAAATACAAGTTAGATTTTTGCGCTGCAATAGCAACGTTAGAAGCTAATCCCTCTGCCAAAACGATTTTTACACCGTCAATAGACAAAGCTTGGTTTGAATACCACATTGTACCGTTAGCACCTACACCGTTAGAACCTAATCCACTTGCACCGAATCCACCTAAAGCAGCGATATAAGCGTAATACATATTAACTGGCAAATAGATGAACATATCTTCTTTTGCGATAATAGTTGCAGGAATAGCAGCTACAATTTTACGAAGTTCAACTAATACGTTGGCAGCAGTTACAGTTGTACCAGCAACTTCTTGAGCTGTTGGCAAAAGTGCATCAACTGCGATTTGTGTACAAATTCCGTCATATTGTCCTGACGTTCCAGTAACACCTCTCCAAAAAGAAATCTCATTTTCTTGAGCAACTTGAGAAGCATAACGAGCAAGGATAAAATCAGCAAAACTAGGTGCTAATGTATCGAATGCTGAAATTCCCATTTCTTCACTCATCCAATCTGAATGAAAATCTTTTTTACAAAGTTGTTGGTTAACTTGTAATTCTTTCGGAGTTAAAACTCTTTCAGTCAAAGTAACCGAACCAGTAGCTGTAAAATCACAAGAAGCATCTTTCAAAAGACCTCCAGTTGCTACTTTCTTAATAACTTCTTTGTACTTAATGTTTGGTTTGATTGTAACCAGTTGTTTGTCCAAAGTTGGTGCTGACAATAACGCTGTAGCGATGTATTGTTGCAAAAATTTACCAGCATACGTGGTAGTAATCGATGTTGTTGTTGGCATCTCTTTTAAATTTTAAATTGTTAATTAAATAATTTTCTTCTTATTCTGTCTTCAATCGTTTCCATTTTATTAGATCCAAATTGAAAGTTAGATTTCTCTGTTTTGTTTTCAGGATTAAACTCGATTTTTTTCGGCTCTATTTCCTCTGTTGAAAGTTCAACTTCTTTAGCTTCTTTGATAGATGCTAATTCAGTTTTCAAAGATTCGATTTCAGCTTTTAACGCTTCAACTTCTTCACTAGAAAAATGCGTTTCCTTAGTTGTAGTTTCAACTGTTTTCTTTGGTGCTGATTTCGGAGCTTCCGCTTTTGCTTCAACCTCTTCTTCTACTGCTGGAGCTTCAACTGGCATTTCCTCTTCAACTTCAGCGTCTTTGATTTCAGCTATAATACCCTCTTCAATAACAACCAAAATTTGACCGCTTTCAAGTTCGTAATCTCCAACTGGCAAAGGGATCATTTGTTCGTCAACTGTTTTGATAAAAACTTCTTGACCTGATTCAAACATATTTGCTTCAAGGACTGTTTGACCGTCTGCCAACATCATTGATTCTAATTTTACTTCCATTTGTAAAATAGTTTTAAATTTATTTATGATTTCTTTTGCATTCATAACTTATAGACTTAAGTATTTATTAACTGTTACCTTTTTAGTGCGTGTGAACCGTTGTAACTGGCTCTGTAGTGTTAATTACAGTGCTTACAGTTTGGTTTAATGGACTGCCAATACCTTGATTTTGTAAATCTCCGTTGCAACATTCAGAATTATAAGTTCCGTCATCGCAAAGGCATCCACGTTTGCCACCTTTAGGACTTGTTTTGCTTTTAGTTTTTGCCATGTTATTTATTAAAATCGTTAATATATTGTTTTGCTTTATCAGCTAATGCAGAAACTCTATCGATTGCCGATTGGTATTTTTTAGGTTGTGGAACTTTTGTTTCATCAATACCTAATGCTTTAACTTTAGAAATAAATAAATCTCTATCGTTTCTTAATTCATTTAATACTCTAGGTAAAAAATCAATCGAAGTATTTTTTTTTGCTTCTTGTTTTATTGAATCTATCCTATTAGTATAATCTAATACTTTTTTGTACTCAGTTTCAGCTTTACTAATTTGAGTATCCATATCAGCAAAATCAGCTAAAAAAATTTCATGCGTTCCTAGTTCAACTTTTTTCGCATCGTAAACTTTCTTAATGATTCTTTCTTCTTGTGTCATTTTATATTGATTTTAAAATTTCTATTATCTCTTTCAATTGTTTTTCTTCCTCACTTTCAACTAAACTTAAATCTAGTTTATCAATGAAATATCCCTCAATCGAAAATCCTTTAACTTTTCCTAACTTAACATCTTCTCTGACTTGTTCATTATTTACTTTCATACAAATTACCCAAGTACCTTTTTTGTATTTAAGCCCGTAAATATTTGACTTATCCATTTCGGGGTCTTCTACTATCCAACTTTCAACAACTGACATATCATCCAATTTTTGATCGTGATGAATTGTTGCGTTATTCTGTTTTGAATTTTGTAAAAACATTTGACTAGCTTTCCTTACGGTTTCTTCTGAAAAAGTAATATCGAACCATTCCCCGTTTTCATCTTTTCTAGGAATCTTAATGTTTGGAACTAATGCAGCACCCATTAAAATGTGCCTTTCAGTATCAACCTCTTTTAATTGTACTTCATGCTTTTCCAATGCAATAAAGTTTTCCTCAATCGCTGGATTTAATACAAGTGAAACAGCATTAATACCGTTCTTTTCTGAGTTTTCATCAATGACTAACTCAATAACTTTTCTCTTTTGCATACCTATTGACTTTAAAATTATCCGAATGTTGCGTTTTTGATGTGATTTCTATCTAACTGTTGGCTTGTTGTTACTTCGCTAGATACTACATAAGCCTTAATCGGTGCGCCACCCAAACCGCCTAAAGGATTTGTACCAGCGTTTCCGACTATTTGAAAAGATGGTGCGCTACTTGTTACCGTTTGCGTTGCAGTATTGTTACCACCACCCATTGAACCGCCACCGCCACCGTTTGGAGTGCCACCCTCAAATTTAGCCGAAGCAATTTTTCTAATTTGTACTAATGCAAAAGCACCAGCAAGTCCCGCAGCAATACCCTTAATTACTGGACCGCCTGGAGTATCTGCATAAGTTGATAAAACCGCTTTCGTTCCGTCAACTGTTGCTTGTGCTAAGTTCGCAGCCTTTCTAATTTGAAACGCTTTCTTTTGTCTTCCTAAATCTTTACCAGCGTTATCCTCTG